ATTTGCTGATGCTGTGTCATTGAGGAAGTCGATTGTAACTGTTGATGCTTCCAAGCCCTTTACGAACTTGTGAGAAGAATCGCCCATTGCTGTTACTTCGAGTTCATCAAATGAACGGTTGATTGTTACTGCTGTTACATGGTCAGAAAGATCAACAGAGTTAATCTTAACGCCTACGTTATTGTTTAGAAATACAGCCATTAGGATTATTCCTCGTCTTTCTTAGTAGATGCTGGCTTTGGTGCTGAAGTAACCTGCCCGATTTTCTTCAGGAAGGCTTCGTTTTCTTTTTCCCATTCGGACATTTTAGCTCCAGGTAGTTAGAACGGATAGTGACATCTCGCAAGTAAGCAGGTCACCAGATGCTGCGTTTAGAACGCTTGGCTGGGTTACTGCTCCCACATTATAGGTCAATGAGGATGCTGCGAGTTTGTTGAACACACCCACAAGGGCATCTTCAATTCCATTGAGGTTTCCTTCATTATCAAACAAAGGAACGGTGATGATTATCTTAAAGTTGGCTGTTGGTGCAATCGTGTTATGTTGATTGTTGTTTGGCTCTAAATATGGATCAGAAGGGCTGACAATTACAGAGTTAGCCAAGACTGTTGCTGGTGGAAATGCAAATGTTTGCCACTTAGCGTTATCGACTAATGCTGTCGCAATCGTGGTTCTAAGAGTAGTGAGAGCAACTGGCATTATCCGACCATCGAGTCAGGACTCAAAGCGTGGGCTAATAAGCCTCTCACGCGAGCCAAGAGAGTGTTACCCATGCGATAAGGGCTAGGAGTAAAGTCCGGTGATACACCGCCTGTAGAGCTAACCTGGCGAGCCTGCCAGATGTCCACGCTAATCATTAGTGCAGCTTCTTGAACTGCTGCATCAAGTGTGTAATCAACATAAGTATCTGCTGCGACTTGACCCAAAGGATTTACTGGGTGGTAAGGAGCTGCTGTGTTGTTGTTGCCTGTGATGGCATAAGTGATGCTGTATGCACCAACGCCTGTGATTGTCTTAGAGCCGTTGTGCTTTGATCCGTTGCCTGAGATTACGACAGTTTGACCTACATAAAAAACATCTTTTGTAGTTGTTTCAAAATAAAGTGTGCCTGTGTTTGTTGTGTTGCTATGAGCTACATTAAATGAGTAGTTATTCCATAGCATTGGAAGAATGACGGCATCAGCTGCATCGCATGTTTGTTGAAGGGTGGCATCAGCGTATAGCGAGCCAACACCTAGTGCTGAGCGAAGTTCTGCAACTGTGCAAAGTGACATTCTATTCCTTTCTAAAGACTGGGAGTGGAGCAAGGGCTGCGCCCCACTCCCAGCGACTTAGGGTGTTACTTATGCCTTGTTGTTCTTGAACGCACCAGCTCCGACCTTAGTCGCGATTGCGCCAAAGCCGTAGTAGCCGATTGTTACTGAACCTGCTGCAGTTGATTCTGCGCGTAGGCGGTATGTTGGTGACTCATACCATGTGTAAGCATCTGGGTTCACGATAAGGATTGAACCGTCTGTGTCTGTTCCAGCTGCTGTGTTAGGTGTTACATAGAGGTTTAGTCCTGCAACATTGCCTTGTAGAGATGTTGGTACAACTGCGCCGCCAGCGTTCATTGGATTTGATGCTGTGTAGATTGGGCGACCGTTGTCATTGAGTGTCATGATGTTTGACCATTGTGCTGTGTTAACAATCATGTTGCGAGCGAATGGGTTTGGAAGTCCAAGTGTCGCGTTGTAAACAGATGCTGAACCACGAGCAACAATTCCAAGAAGCTCTGCAGCTGTTGGGTAAGTTGTTGTTGTTGTTCCGTCTGCTGTTGCGCCTGAGATGAGTGCTGCGTTTACTGCTGCATCTGTTGCTTTTGCGTAAGCAGAAGCCATGTTGCGAACGAGTTCATCGAAGAATGCTGGAGATGTACGGTCTAGAAGTTCAACAGAGAATGTCTGTTGTCCAGCGTACTTCTTAACTGATACTGACAAGAACGCTGAGTTCTGATCTGTTTCATTGAATGCTGCATCTTCTGCTGTTTCTGCAACTGTTGGCATTACTGTGATTTTAGGAATCTCGAATGTCATACCTGCATCTGGAAGCACTCCGCGAGAGATTGCATCGATGCTTGGACGGATTGTTGTTCCAAGTGGGTTGATGATTTCAGACAGTTGGCGTGTTGGTACAAGACCTGCGTTGTCTGTTGTGTTATCTGCTGCAAGTAGGTATTGACGAGCTGACTCATCACCTAGTGCTGCGCGGATTGTTTGTTCAGCATACTTTGCTGCTGTGATTTCAATGCGTGGCTTTGTGTAAGCCATTGCTGTGACAGTTGGGCGAGCAGCTTCTACCGCCGGTGCTTCAACTGGTGTTGCTTCGACGGCTGGAGTGGTATTTTCCACGTTGGCTATCTCGCTTTCTGTTGGTTGGGTTTCGGATACAGCTTCTTCTACCTTCTCGGCTTCTTCTGCTGCAATATCAGTAACTTGAGCAGACTTGAATGCTGGCTCTGTTACTAAACTTACTTCGACTAAGCGAGCAGCGGACACATAAGTCACGCCGTCCTTAATCTTTGATTTAAGAACTTCTGCCCCAATGCTGAGTCCTGATTGGAGTCCTTCTTCTGCAAGGATTAAAGCTTCTGTGCCGCGTTGTGAACGGCTGATAGAAAATACTGCATCGATTGAGTTCTCTGATTCGCTGAAACTTACTGCGCGACCCAAAGGCTTCTTAGCATCGTGCTGGCTAAGTAGCTTGATTGATTTGGCTTCTGGAATCTCGATTGATCCTGATTCAAAGATTACTTTGCCGTAATTGGTCGAACCTGCTTCTACATTCAATGGCACAATTTTGCCAGAGATAGTGCGGCTAGCGGAGTCCGCTGTAAGTTCAGCCGTAAGGGTTACGATCTGGTTCATTCCATACCATTGCTTCCATTAGGTGATAGGTCTGTCATTTCCATAGCCTGCTCAGTTGTAATCAACTGTAGGGCTAGGAGTTTTTCGATTACTGCTAGTTCAGCAAGTGGGTCTGTGCGCAAGAATGTCTTATCGATGTCGAACTTCACGACATGACCTCTAGGAGTAATATCATCCATCGATAGACGATCTTCAATAGCTGTAATAAATGGCTGTAGAGATAATGCCAAGAATTGCTTTCGCTCATCTTGGACATTTGAGTAAGTCATTGAGTTATTCATCTCAGCAGAAACATAATAAGCAGGTACATTGCAAAGGCGAGCAATCTCTGTAGCAAGATTCTGAATTGCCTCGTTATACATCATTTCTTTTGGTGAGAATGCGACTGGTGTGTATTCAAGAGTTGATGTCAAGTAAGCAGTTGAACGGTTATTGCGAGCGTTCTTCCATGCGTTAAGTAATCCTTGAACTTCTTTAGGGTCAAGGTCTGCACCGTTGTTCTTGATGTAGCCAGTAGCCATTGGAGTGCCTGCTGCAATAGCTGCTGCCTTTTGCACATCGATAGCAGCGCGAATTGTTTGGACTCCGCTGTTTAGAATGCCATCGCCTAATGATTGGAATGTGATTAGTGAACCTAATCCGTCCATTGGCAATGTAATGCCATCTACTGCATAAGAACGAACAAATGTGTTTGTAGAATCAAGTGTTGCAGTTACGCGAGAGTTAGCAATCCATTCAAAGCGTGATGGTCTGCCATCTTCGTTATAAACTTCGACAACCTTCCAGAAGGCTTGTCCGTAAAATAATAATGAATCAACAGTCCAGGCGATTGTTACTGATCGTGGCTGTGAATAAGAAGGTTGCTCCATCCATACAGGAGAGCCAAGTTCTTCATTTGTAGATTTCTTGTAAAGCTCTAAAGGAATTGCACCGATTGTGCCTGCAAGAAGATTGCGGCATCGTTGTAATGCAGGAACTGAAATCGCTTCTGTTCGTGAAACATAGGCATATTGAAATGGCGTTGCATAAGGCGAGTACTCACCTAAAACTTGAGGGGCGGACTGCGCTTCGAGGATTGGTTTAGTTTGTAATCCGAATGTTTGCAGTATACGACCCATGTTTACATATTAGCACACTTTGTCTAATATTTGACAATTTAGGGGTTTCGTGTCTAGGTAATGATTTGAGGCTTTGGAGCAGGAAGCATCAGCTTCGATACAACCATTGCTAAGCCAATAGGTGCTGAGATGTCACCAGCCGACTTTCGCTTGATAATTCGCCAAGCAGAGTCATTGACCTTAGCTGCACAGTTATTCATCTGTTGGATCAATTCTGCCTGTCCATTGTGAACTACACGATGATTAACCAATCCTTCTAATAAGTCACCACAGGCTTTGTAGAACTGCTGACCTGACACATCCTCTGTCATTACACCAGCCTGAGAGAGTCTGTCTGCAATCGTCTGTGTGGCGTATTTGTCAAAGCAGACTAATCGCGGTTTATAGATGTCGCACCAAGCTTTAATGCTGGCTGCCATTTTTAATTCATCGATTGCCATCTGTGAGCTGTAGGTTTCTAGGATTCCAATGCCGATTCGACCATCTGGCAGTAATTGACCTGCAACCAGCGATCCGTTACGCCTTGACGGGCTGACATCGAAGGCAAAAACTGTGTAAGCACCAACAGCCATTTCGAGAGTGTTATCTGATGTTTCTTCCAAGACTCCATGCGGCCAGGGCGATTGAAGGCTGTCAATCCATTGGCAGAGCGTTTCTGTTCTTGTTTGCTCAATTGGGTTCGTGGCTATTGCTTCTTCAATCGATTCTTTTGTAATTGTGTAGCCAAGTGCAGGATTGCTAGGTGCTACAGCACTTCTCCAAAAGTAATCCGATGTAATATCAATCTTGCAATACTGCGGTGCGCTGTATTCGTAATAACCAAAGGTTTCAGGCGGATAATCTTTAGCGCGTTCAACTAAGCCATTAAGTACGCTGCTGAAATGGTCACCAGCATTGCTTGTCAGGAATGTCTGTGCATTTGCCCTAGCGCGAGTTACAGGTACTGCTGCTTTGTAGCCTTCTTCTGAGATTTCTCGAATTTCATCAATCCATAGCAAGTCTGCTGTTCTTCCGCGTGGGCTGGATGAGTTATCAGATATGACATCAAGCGTTGCGCCATTGAGCAGCTCTATTCTTTCGCCGCCGTTGGCATAACGGATTGCCTTTGTCATTGCTTTGAGTTCCGGAGTTGATTCTATGATCCATGCTATCTCTCGAAAGAGCATCAGCGATGTAGCTCTATTGGCTGACATGATGATGACCTTCTTCTCGCCACCATAGAACATGCCCCAGATAACACGCACTCGACCTAAGTGCGATTTACCATTCTGACGAGATATGAGCAGCAAACTGGTCTTGCGGCGATAGTTATTCTTTTTATCAACAGCCATCATATCTTTTAACACGAATTCCTGATAAGGCATCAGCTTATCCATCTTTAGACGATCAACCATGTCTAGGATTTCTTTATAGCGAGAAGCACCCTTCAAAAGAGGGCTGTGAACGCGTGGCTGAGTTGCCCCTCGTAGGGGTTGGACTTTTTTGGGTTTATCTGTCATTGATTTGGATTAGGTCGGATTTTAAAAGGACTATCTTGCATCGGTTCGGACTGCATCGGGGATATACGGGCAGA